GTTTCTACTAAAGCAATTTGGGCATCAATATTACCTGCTTTATTAGCTGTTTCTTGATAAGCAGCAGATAAGAATCCGTAAATACCCATCGAAGTAATTAATACTAATACTACAGCTGCCACTGTAAGATAGTATTTTAATAAACGAGGTATGGTTTTACGATACTGGTATAAAAGAGAAGCAATTACTAATTTAGCAACTTCTAGTGAAGTAGCCATAATAATAACAGCTAAAGTAGCCCCAGCAAAAAGTTTGCTAAGACCACTAACTGAATAGAAAGCGGCCGAAGCAGAGACTGACAGGGCAGAGGTTGCGATTATAAAAGGAAATATCCTTTCTTGGATTTTTTTCCACATAGGCTTTTATTTTCTATTGCCCTTGTGATTATCTATACGATCTAAGATTTTATTTAATTCTTCTGCTTTGATAAAACCAGCCATAGATGCATTCTTAAGGGCACTAATTAATTGTAGCACTATGAATGGTACAATAACTGTTTCGCTAAGCCAACTTGTTCCAGCAAAACCTTTTTCTACCATTAATATTACGGTTAAAATAATACCCAAGCAATAGCTCTTTTTAATACACGAACTGCCTTTCTAGTTTGAAATCCTTCTCTTTTAATACCAGCAGAAATACCGAAAAAACCATCAATAAAAACAACGGCAATTAAAGCTAAGTATTGCTCTGCATTTCCCATGTAGAGCTCCATAAAGTAAGAGCAAATAAAAGACATAGTGGTTGATACTGCTGCTGTTAAGAAAAGTGTATTAGTTTTCATTAAGCAACATCATTTGAGTTAATCAATGTATAAGTAAACGAGTTGCCCCATACTTTGGCAGCTTTATTTACAACCTCCATGAATAACTTAAAATCTGCGTTTGCTGCAATTACTTGACAACCAGCTGACCATTTATCTACTTGAACTGATTTGCCACCTTCTCTAGAGGTAGCTCTGTGAATATTAATACCGTAGATGCCTTCGTGTACATTTTCTTCTATAAAGTCATATACACCATCTTTATCATTATCTCTATATACTTTTAAAGGTTTTTGTTGTCTTAGAGCTTCATACTTACCAGCATGTAATCCAATTTTATGTGAACCTCTATATTGACCCTCTTTTAAGATTGCAACACCTTCTTTTCTCATAATGTTTTTTTCCCAATGTGAACCTGGGTCGGTGGTTGCATCAAAGCAATGGAAATTCCATTCTCCGTTTTCATCTTTATATGAAATGGTAACACAGTCATCGAATCGATTAGTCACTTTACCTTCGGTTTCAGCGTTTCTAACTCCTACAATATTTACATCATAGTTGTCTCCTGTAAACCACTTATATCCTTTAGCTTTAACAGCTGCTTCGATTTGCTCTCTTGTATAACACATAATTATTCTCCTTTTTTAGCAAATTTTTCTAACCCCGCAATTCCTAAACTACCTAAAGTAATGATTACAAATGAGTTGTAAATAAATTCTTGAATTACTAAATCTTTGCCGAAAAAGCCTGTTACGATATCTGCAGTAGCGAAGATTACCATTACTGCAAATGATAAAAATCCGATTACATTTTTTTCGTTAACGTCATTTTGGTCTTTAAAGATATCTTTAAACGCCATAATTTTATTTTTTATAAATTTTAACATGGCAAAACTATTTGATTATAAATATTAAGAATCTTTCTCAGATGCGTATTTTACACCCATGATAGTACCAACTATTGAAAATGCATTAGTTAACAGAATACCAAACATGTTACTCCACGTAGAACCAATGATTTGAGTATCTTGTCCTGAGGTAAGGGCAATTCCATACATAATGGTAGTGATAATTCCTACACCAATTATTATAATAAGGGCTACTCTTACGATAGTCCCTATTAACTCAAATTGAGACCTTTTTTGCATCAGATCTAAATCTTCTAATGCTTGTTCTTTACCTTTTTCAGCCTCTTCTCTTAACTTTTCAGCTTCCCATTCTGCATTTTTAGCTGCTTCTAGGGCTTCTTGGAGTTCAAGCATTAAAGCATCAGTCTCTTCTTGTTTAGTAACTAGTTCTTTATTTTGTTCCTGAACTTGTTTAGTTACTTCTAAACGTTTTCTACGAGATGTTTTATCTCTATTTTTGGCTTCAGTTAAATACTTTTTAAATTCAGTATCACCTTCCTCAGCTTTAAGAACTTTTAAAATATTACCTTCTAGATAAATTCTTTTCTTTGCTAATTTTAATAACTCTTCTCTTGTAACCTTATCTGCAAACATTATCTATATACTTTAAATGGAGCTGTCTTTGCTTTGTAAGCATCGTAGTCCTCCATAAATTCCTCTAGGCGAGGTTCTATATCATCTGATTTGATAATCCAGAATTGGGCTCCTACTTTTTTAGCTCTTTCTATTTCGTTGTCATCTTCTGAAGATGAAATGATTCCAATTACTACTCCGTCTCCATATTCGTAGTTGATTTTTCTAATCATTTCGATTCCATCAAAAGAAGAACCAATTATATTTAAATCTACAAACACACATTCGGGTCTATCTTCCCCGTTGTCAGGGAACCATTGTTTAAATTTTTCGTCAGCTTCATCCGAACTATCTAAAGCTTCGAATGATAAAGCCATATCCAAAAGTGAACATGCGTCTTCAAATACTAGATGAAATAAGTTTTCATCATCAATTAGCATTAGTGTATCAATCATTAGTAAGTCGTATTTATTGTAATTTTAGTACCTTGTTTTAATTTATCTGCCCAAATGGAAAAACCATGTTCTTTTAAAATAGAAATAGAGATGTTCAGTCCCAATCCTGTTCCTTGTTCCTTTTGTCCTTCTTTTCGAACATAAGGTTTAGATAATTCCCAAAATTCATTTCTAGTAAGCCCACGCCCATTGTCCTCTATACATATCATACTCCCTGAATGATAGTCTTCAACTGCGTATATTTTTACGAACTTAGTTTTTGAGTCATTATACTTAAGACCATTGCGAATAAAGTTATCTATTGCGGTACAAAATAGTGGTTCATTGACTAACAAGTTTTTAGGTAAACTATCATCTAATATAACCTGATTTTTATAGGCGGTTAGTTTAAGGTAATCTTCTAAAATTTCTTTTATATTACACTCAGTCTTAGACATCTGAGCGTTTGTTTTAAATAGGTTAGTAAACTCGTATACACCTGAATATACTTTTCTAGCATGATGTAACCCATCTTCTACTAATTTTAATGGAGAACCAATCTTAAGTTCTTTAATTTGTTCTTCTGTTAATCTTCTCTTTAAAGACTTAATACCTCTAGGGATGTAGGTGTTAATACCAGAGTGCATATCGTGTCTAATGATCTTAGCAGCATGTTCCAAATATACATTCTTAGCACTTAAGTCTTTTTGTATTCTAGCTTTATTTTGTAAGAACTCTCTTACTACAATGAAGAAAGGAGGCATGAAGGCAATAACACACCCGTAACCAAACTCTGCTAAAAAGTAAGTAGGTTCACATATCCCTACTACAATACAGGTTTGTACTGCAAAGAAGGTAAACATAATGATACCTGCAATAAGTAGAGATATTCTACTACCTTTTGATATGCCGTCTAAGGCTGACATTTTATAATTCTGATTTACGTAGGCCTAATTTTTCAAATACCCATTTAGATGGACATTTTTTAGTCCAAACACCTACTTGAAGCATTACGATTACAAATACAACTACCCACCAGTTTTTATACAATAAACCTCCTAATAATACTAACGACATTAGTAAGTATACTGCTCTAACTGATGACCAGTTTTTAAAATCTTTTAACTCAATAAATACAAAGAATAGTACTGGGTAGATTTTAGCCCATACTTTTCCTAAAAATCCTTTAATTTTGTTTAATAAATTTTCCATAATTACATACTTAAGAATCCAGCAATAGCCACTTTAACGCGGATCCAAAATCTTTGTTTCCAAGGTAGTGCTTTGAATTCAGGGGTTTTAAAAATATCTTCTAATTCTTTAATCTCCACAACAATAAATTTTAGTAGTGTCTAAGTAACTATTATCAGGGTTACCAGTTGTAACATAACCCGTCTCATAATCCTTCTTAGTGGAACAAGAAGCTAAACATAATAACACTAGAGTTAACATAATCTTTTTCATGATTATAAATATAAAAAAAGAGCGCTAATGCGCTCCTCTTTTTAACCATCACAAGATATACAATCTACTGTTCTTGAACCTAAATCTCCTTTAATTACGGAGTCGGTTCTTAGGTAATAAAGGGTTTTAATTCCTAATTTCCATGCTTCCATATGTACTTGATTAATCCATTTAGGTGAATCAGTTGGGGAAAAAGCTAAATTAAGTGATTGGGTTTGGTCAATATATTTTTGTCTAACTGCTGCTTGTTGAACCAATCCTAATTGATTAATTTCAGCAAAAGTTAAAAATACTTCTTTTTCATCTTCACTTAAAACATTATGAGGTAAATTTACTACTGAACCCCCATCTGCTAGGATTTGATCCCATACTTTATCTGTGTTATGTCCTTTTTCTTCTAGAATTTGTTCTAATTCAGGATTTTTAACAATGAAAGTACCTTTAGCACCATTAAATGTATAAATGTTTGCTGGATGGGGTTCAATACCTGCTGAACAGCTACTAATACGTGAATTAGATACTGTAGGAGCGATAGCTAGTAGGTGGGTATTTCTCATACCTGTACCTTTACACCAAAGTGGTTCACCATATTCTTCAGCTAAAGCACGTGAAGCAGATTCGGCTTTACTTCTAATACCATCAAAAATAGTATGAGTCCAAGCTGTTGAAGCAATTGAGTTAAATGGTAAGCCTTTTTGTTGTAAGAAAGTATGCCACCCCATTACACCTAAACCTAATGCTCTACCTTTTTTAGCATGTCTATGAGTACGAATCATAGAATCTTTACCATTGGTTTTTTGGATAAATTCTTCCATTACACCATCTAAGAACCAAATAGCAGTCTCAACTACATCAGTATCTTTCCATTCATCATACTTAGCTAGATTAAGTGAAGATAAACAACAAATAAAACTATGTTCCTCATCTGTATGTAATGTAATTTCTGTACAAATGTTAGTCATACTTACATCAAGGTTATTCATCATGTAAGCTAAAGGATTTGCCTTATTAACATTATCCTTAAACATAATATAAGGCTCACCTGTTTCTACACGTGACTTAAGAATCTCAAGCCATAACTTCATTGCCTCAGGATCTCTATCATTTAGGCGCTTCATAAAATGATCGTCTACTACAGCACATTGGTGTAGGTTTAGACATTGTCTGTTTGGATCACCTTTAGGTCTACGAATTTGTAAGAACTCATCAATATCAAGGTGATTAATATCTAGGTTTACTGATGCTGCTCCTCTACGGACTGAACCCTGATTAGTGGCAATGATTGTAGAATCGTAAATTTTAGCCCAAGGTACTACACCTTCGGATTTCCCGTTTCCTCTAATTGATGCTCCTCTTGGTCGGATGCGCGAAAGAGAGATACCAACTCCTCCGCCATAGGACGTGAGTCGCATAAGTTCAGCATTTGTAAGACCAATTCCCCTAACAGAATCGGGGGTATCAATACCAAAGCAAGAAATAGGCAAACCGCGATCGGTCCCAGTGTTACTAAGCACAGGACTAGCCAAACCGATCCATCCATTCCAAATATATTTAAAGAATTTGTTAGCTAATTCTGGTTTGCCTAATCTATCAGCTACAGCATTAGCTACGCGTCTATACGCTTTGCGAGGTGTTTCCCCAGGTAATAAATAACCCTTAGAAATTGTAGACAATGCTACTTCATCAAAAAACTCTGGGTAGTCTTTGCCTCTTACCCATTGTGTATAATCTGCTACTAAATTATTATCCATAATTAAAAAATACTTTCATCCCACTCCATGTGGCCTTTTGAATAATTTGTTACTCTATTTGCAAAGAAGTCTGTATGTTGCTTACCTGCTGAAAGATGATCAAACCATTTCATTCTTCCTACAGCATTCATATCTACATTATCAATAATTGGTTTGTAACCTAAATCACCTAATTTAGTATTAACTCTGTTTTTAATAAAGTGAATTAGATCATTTTTATTACATCCTTCTAAGTCACCAAGCTCATAAACTTTTTCGATAAAATCAAGCTCAAGTTTAAGAGATAGTAAAGCTGCTTCGTTAATAGCTGCTTCTAACTCAGGTGTTTTTAATTCTGGGTTTTCATTTACTAAGGTTCTAAATAACCAACATCCAGCTTCCGAATGCATTGATTCATCTCTAATAGACCACTCAACGATTTGACCTACACCTTTAAGTTTATTACGCATTTTAAATGATAATAAAACAGCAAATGAACTAAATAAATTAACACCTTCAGTAAATGCTGAAAAAATGGCTAGTGACTTTGCTCTTTCATGCCAGTCAACTTCACCATTAAATGAATCTCTTACATTCATTAGGTTTTCGATTTTAGCCATAGTTGTTTCATCCTCTAGGAATTCACTAAAATCATCTAGACCTAATTCTTCATTTAATAATGAATAAGCTTCAGCGTGGATAGTTTCAAAGGCACCGAATGTTGTAGCCATCATAATAACCTCGGGTTTACGGAACCACTTGGTTACAAGACCTGACCAATAATCGTTTACTACTGTTTCTGTTTGGGCGAATCCTTTAAGAATTGAGCCAATAATGTTTTTTTCTGTTTCGGTTAGGTTTTGTTTCCAGTCGTTAATGTCCGACATCATTGGAACTTCCGTATGTAACCAGTGAGCTTGTTGTTGTTTCATCCAATACTCATGTGCCTTCGGATATTCGAATGGTTTGTAGACAATACGTTCCTGCAAAAGAGATTTCTTCTTTGCCATTATAAAATTAAAATTAAAAAATTAGGATAAATTTAAAAGTCCTCGTAACTGGTTTTTTTCAGATAAACTGAAATTGTCTGTAATTGTGGAACCTTCATTTGTAGTAGATTCGGAGGGACCTGCTAAAGCTTCATATTCTTCGTCACTTACAATTTTATACTCACCAATAGCAATATTGATAGCAGCATTATAAGTAAGTCCGTCCATTCCGTATCGATTTTTCATTATATGTAATTTACCTACTCCTGTTTGTTTGTCTTTTGCTCTACGACTAATAGATGCTGCAAAATCTGTAATCATCATTTTGTCATAAGAGCCAGCTGCTTTATGTCCTTCAATTACTTCGTCTTGAGCTCCTTGTCTGTTAACCTGTGAAGCTGACCAAATTGGGATATTAAGTTCGCGGGCTAATCCTTTAGTGCTTATATAAATATCATCAATTTCTTCCTTACGTTCCTTACTTGTCTTTTTTGATCGAAGAAGATCAACATAATCGATAACTACCA